TCTCTATCTGGACGGTGGGCGGACGGAAGCGCCTCGCCTACGAGGTCGTGGCCGCCCACAAGCCACTGTTCGACGCCGCCAAAGAGATTGATAGCGTCACCGTCATTGAGCGCGGGGGCAAGCTCTATGGGCGCGTGGCGCTGACCCTTGACGCGCCGGAGCCGAGGGGGGTCGTGCCGGTCGGTATCGATCTGAACGAGACAAACGCGCTCGTGGCCGTTGACGCCGATGGCCGCGAACTGTTCATTAGCGGCCTTGCGACCAAGGTTAGGAACCGTAGGACGATGCAGGCGACCAAACGTGTGCAGTCAAAACTGGCGACCAAGAAGGCAGAGGGCAAGGATACCAGAGGTGTCCGCCGCGCTCTCAAACGGTTGGGTGGCCGCCGGTCTCGCAGAACACGCGATTTCGCCCGTGTCACGGCCAAGGCGTTGGTGCAGTGGGCGCCCAAGGATACCGTCCTTGTGTTCGAGGATTTGCAACTGAGTAGGCCGGAGAAGGGGCTGACGCGGGGCGTCGCCTTGCGCCGTCGCCTGTCCCTGTGGCAGCACCGGGCCATCCGCACCGCTGTCGAAAGCAAGGCCCAGATGGCGGGCGTGGCCGTTGCTTTTGTCAACCCGGCCTACACGTCCAAGAACTGTAGCCGGTGCGGCTTACGCGGCGTCCGCCGCCGTCATGCGTTCACCTGCCCTCACTGTGGCCATGCCCAACACGCCGACGTGAACGCGGCGACGAATATACGCTCACACTTTGTCCAGTCTCGGCTGGACGCGGCTCCATCAGTAGCCGCCGAAGCCCTGTCTCTCTCGGGAGATGAGGGCAAGCCGTCTGCTTTAGCATTGGGTAACTGACAAGCCTTACCTCCATGTCCTCCGGGGCGGGCAGGCTCACGCGGGCCGTTAGCCGGTCGTCATGAGGGTCGCCGTTCTCTGTGCGCGTGGTGATGGGGTAGACTGATGCCATGGGTAGGTGCGGTCCTTTCGCATCTGCACTAGAGAGCCGGAACCTGAGTCAGGGGTCCCGGCTCTCCGCGTTATGGGGTCATGTCCAGGTCTTAGGGCAACCTCTCGCCCCTTAGCTGTCTCTCATGCTTTCGAACTTGATTTTTATACTCGATGTGGCCGGCTTGCTCATCACGCCGCCCTTCCGCCCCGCGGTCTTGACCGTCCCATTGACGTAGCGTTCGACATCACTGGACCCGTCATCGAAGACGGTTTTCAGGGTGAGGTGCAGCAGGTCAACCGGTTCGTTACGCTTGCGCTGGTTTGCCTGATACGTGCTGATTTTCAGGAACGTGGACCGGACTTGCTCGGCGTCGAGCGTCACCTCGTACGAGTCCGACACGAATTGGTCGTGCTCAATGATGGCGCCGCTTGGCTCGCGGGTGAGGGTATTGATAGTGTGAACAACATCCCAGGTGGTGATCTGCGTGTCCAGATCGCGGTTGTAGGCGGCGATGCTCGCGCCCTGACCGGAGAGCCCGAAGGTGATCGCGCGGCCCAGGACGGCATTTTTGGCGGCGGGGTTAGCCATAACAATTGCCGCAGGGGACCGTCACCCTTAGGCGACGACTGAATGCGGCTCCTCCTCTCTCGCTCTTATCCACATCGCAGTACCCTAAAGCGGGCGGCTGTATGGTAAACTATGGGTATGGATGTTCAACGTACCGTCACTGTGTTGCTGCCTGACGATGCCGATCTGCGCGCCACCTTGGTGGCGTTCCGGTCGGTGCAACAGGACGTGTCCACGACCGCGTTCAACACAGGCAAGCCCCTGCGCGCCGTCGAGTTGCATCGCGCGGAATACAACGCAGTGAAGGGGCGCGTGAATAGCCAGATGACGATTACCGCCTTGCGCATCGTCGCGGGAGCCTATGCGTCGGCTAAAACCCTGCATGCGTCCAAAGTTAAGGCTGAGGCGCGGCGCAAGGCTCGCTACGAGACGAAGGGCTGGACGTACAAGCCGCGCCAGATCAAGCCGCTCGGCCTGTGTCACTTCGAGCGGGCGACGGCCATGTTCCTGGTAGGCCAGCGCGGGCGCGACGCTGACTTCCGCAAGGACGGTAGCCTGTCCATTTGGACGGTCGGCGGCAGGAAGCGCATCGCTTACGATGTCGTGGCCGCGCACAAGCCGTTGCTCGACGCCGCCAAAGAAGTGGACTCCATCACCGTCATTGAAAGGGACGGCAAGCTCTACGGGCGTGTGGCGCTCACCCTTGACGCGCCGGAACCTCGGGGCGTTGTGCCGGTCGGAATCGACTTAAACGAGACAAACGCGCTCGTGGCCGTCGATGCCGATGGCCGCGAATTGTTCATCAGCGGGCTGGCGACCAAGGTGCGCAACCGGCGCACGATGCAGGTGACGAAACGTGTGCAAGCGAAACTGGCGATCAGGAAGGCAGAGAAGCGCGATACACGCAGCGTGCGGCGCGTCCTCAAACGGCTGGGTGGTCGCCGGTCTCGCAGAACACGCGACTTCGCCCGCGTTACGGCAAAGGCTCTTGTTACGTGGGCTCCGGTTGATGCCGTGCTCGTCTTTGAGGACTTGCAGTTGAGCAGGCCGGAGAGGGGGCTGACGCGGGGCGTCGCGCTCAGGCGACGCCTCAGTCTGTGGCAACACCGCGCTATCCGTACCGCTGTTGAGAATAAGGCACAGATGGCGGGTGTCGCCGTGGCGTTTGTGGACCCGCGTTACACGAGCAAGAACTGTAGCCGGTGCGGGTTGCGCGGCGTCCGTCGTCGTCATTCCTTCACCTGTCCTCACTGTGGGTTTGAAGCCCACGCCGACGCGAACGCGGCCATAAATATCCGGCAACGCTTTGTCCAGTCTCGGCTGGACGCGGCCCCATCAGTGGCCGCCGAAGCCCTGCCCCTCCTCGGAGTGGGTGAGGGCAAGCCGTCTGCTTTAGCTGACGGCCACTGATCGCTCAGTGACTCCTTAACGCTCGCTCGCTCGCTCGTTCGCTCGCTAGCTGGTGACCGTTTGAGCGGAGGCGATGGACACCTTCGCAATCGTGGGGTAGAGGTCGAAGATGATCTGCTCGGCCACGCCGTAGTACGAGACGGCGACGCGGCAGCGCAGCAAACCGGCGGGCGCGCCCGGCCCATTGCTCGTGCTGTCGCACGCGGCGCTGTAGTACGTCGTCGTCGAGCTCGTGGCCAGGGCGCTCGTCGTCGTCTGCGGCGTCGTGGCCGGATTGGCCCTTTTACCGCCCGTGGCCGTCGGCGTCGCGGCCGGAGCGGCTGTCTGCGGCGCGCCCGACGCGTTTCCCGGGATCAAGCCGTCGTTGGCCCACCGCTGCAGCAGGCCCAGCGCGGCGCTCTCGACCCTGGTGCGCAAGTCGGGCGTGTCCAACTGCTCGACGAACGGGCCTGAGATGTCGCCCAGCGCCCGAGCGGTGAGGTTGACCATGCGGAGGTGCGCCCCGCGCCCCGTGCCGCACGGGCCCGGCCCCAGCGTCAGATCCTTCTCGCGGCCGATGCCGCCGGCCTGGATGTGGCGCGTGTGTGGGTTGACGCCGAGCGCGATGAGCGCCTGGACCTGCGCGTCGGTCAGGTCGATCGCCGGCCCCACGCGGTCGGCCGGACGCGGAGACGCCCCGAAGCCGATGGAGATCGGTTTGTTCGCCCCCGAGGCATTGGAGTCCTGAACAGCAACGACGCCGGCCGCCAGACTGGTCGGCATGATCGTGGTCGTCGCGCCCAGCACGGCGTCGTAGAGGGTGTACTCCGGGTACTCGACCGAGAGAGAGCCGCCGGTCGGCGACGCCTTGACCGACTGCACGGCGGCGGCGGTCATGAGGCCGGGCACGGCCGCGTACGACGTGCCGCGCGGGAGGCAGACCCACGCCTGCCAGCCGTTGGCAAAGGCCAGGTCGGCCTGCGCCTGCCACTGCGTCATATCCGCGCCCGCGTCCTCGGCCAGCAGCACGGCGTTCGGCTTCACGTCGAGTGCGGCGAAAGCGTTCGCCCCCGAGAGGGGCGACGCCGCCCCGAGGTACTGCGCGGCCGTGCAGCCGGCGCCGTCATTGCCGGCCCCAGCGCCGGGCGCCGACGCGGTGACGAAGGGCACGGTTCCGACGGCGGGGGCTGCCGCCGCGCCCGGCCCGTAGGTCGCCGTGTTAACGACGGCGGGCGCTGCCGCCCCAGCGGCAGGCGCGGCCGCGATAACGATCGAGGAACCGGGCGCGGCCTGGCCGGCGAACACCTCACTGCCTGGCGCGCCATTGGCGGGCGTCAGGTAGCCGTAGATCAGGTCGGCGTTGGCGTCGGCGGGTGTCGTGAGCGTGATCTGGCCGTTGGCTGCCACGGTGATCGGGCCGGTCTCCGGCCCCATCGGAGTCAGGCCGCCCCCCGCCGCGTGTTTGGCCAGCCCCGCGTAGTACGTGCCGGCCGGGAGCGTCCCGCCCGCGCCGACCGTCGCCGTCGGCGCGGGCGTGGGCGCGTCGAGCACCGGCGGGGAGGCCTGGACAAAGGTCGCCGCCCGGTTGATCGCCGCGATGGCGCCGGCGTTATTCGTGAAGTCGACGCCGTAGACGGTCTCCGACTTGCCCGTGAGGCTGTCGGTGATCGTCACATCGGTCAGCGCCGCGTTGCCGGCGTTGGCCGCGGACGTGACGGAGAAACCGCGCGCCCAGGTGCCCGGGCTGCTGGCCCTGATAGCCATGATCGACGCGGCGGCGGCCGTCTTCAGGGTGACGTAGGCCGTGGCGCCGTAGGCGTTCATGACGCGCACGAACCATTCATCGTACGCCCGCTGCGCCTTGATGGCCCGCGTTGCCGTGTATCCGGAGAGCGGCCGCCCGGTCGCGGGGCTGATGGTCTCGGGGCCGTAGGTGTCGGTGAAATCAGTGATGGACCCGACGCGGACCCCCACGTTGGGCTGGCCCTTCGACGTTTCGCCGACGACGCCGAGCATGTCGGAGACGAGCTGGGGCGGCGACTGGTCCGCCTGCTGGATGTCCACGAACACACCGTCGCGGTTCGTGGAGGGGTAGGGGGACTGGATTATTTGAGCAGGCATGGTGTCTCCTGGTGGCTGATGCGGCTAGGCGACGTGGCGGACAGGGAGGAGGACGTGGCGCGGGTAGCCCCCGCAGGTGGGCTCCGCGGTCAGGCCCCGCGCGGCAGGCCGGCGACGGGGATGGAGAGAGTAACGACGGTCGGAACGATGCTGTACTGGACCTGCTGGACGACGCCGGCAGGCGTGGGCGCGGCATAGCGCGCGTAGCGCAGCGTGTACAGGAGGTCGCGCCGGTACAGGCCGTCGTCGTCGCGGCGGTGGTCCGGCCGGTCGTGTCCCGGCGTCACCCGGGCCGTCAGGCCGAGCGTGGCTGGCCCCAGGGAACCGTCCGCCGTGGCGTCGCCGCTATCGGGCAACACGAGGGACGGCGTGCGCGCCAGCGTGGTCCCGACGATGGTCGCCACCAGATCACGCGCGTAGGCGCCGTGGTTCCCGCCGGCGACGACGATCAGGGTCCACTGCTGGTCCACGACATCGGCCTCAGCGTAGAGCGTCGCCGACGTCTGACCGAGGGGCCGCGCCGGCGTCACGTAGCGGGCGGAGCCGCCGCCCGCGGCGTCCTTCGCTGGCATGAGGTCGCCGGCCAGGATGCCCACGACGGGCAGCGATGAGGGGTTCTGCGCGGAGAGGGCGGCGGCCATGGCGTCGCGTGGGTAGCCGCGCCGGATGTTCTCCCGCGCGACGACGCCCGCGAGCGCGGGCGTCAGCGCAGCGATCAACGCGCCTGTGACCGCTGACACCGGCTCGATGAGCTGCGTCGCCATCAGCCCTCCTCGCCTCAGCTAGCGTGGTTTGGCGATATGGTCCAGGGTCTCCCACACACGCTCGGGCAGCTTGTGCGCGTCCTCGGCGGCGGTCTGCCCCAAGATGGGGCGCGGCGGGACGTGCGCGTCGCCGAACTCCTGCGCCTCGGCAATCACCGCCTGGTCGCTCTCCGGTCGCACGCCCACCACCACATCGGGGCCGTCGCGCCACACCTCGTAGGCGTCGCGCAGCGTGCCCTCCCGGAGGAGCGGCTCGTCGGCCGGGTAGCCTTGCCGGACGCGATCAGCTTGTGTGCTTTCGGCGAGGTCGTCCCAGCCCGGTTGCTGGTGGCCGAACTTGGCGCGGATGTCGGTCAGCATGTCGTCGCCGGTCAGCTCCAGGACCTGCTCCTCCTCCATCAGCGCCTCGACCTGACCGAGGCGGCTAAAGAGGCCGGCCAACAGATCAGCGCCCAGCAGCGCCATTAGAGCGCCGCCGGCGGGGCAGGCTGCACGACAGGCTCAGGAGTCGGGACCGGCTCAGGAGCGGGTTCCGCGACAGGAGTCGGCTCAGGAGTCGGGGCGGGCGTAGGCTCGACCGCGGGGGCGGGCTCCACGATGGGCTCAGGCTGTGGTGCGGCCGTGGGGGCGGTTGGCGCGGGCTCAACCGTCGTCGTGGGGGCGGCCTGGGTGAAGCCGGCCTCAGTAGCGTTCTCCACTTCCTCCGGCGAGAGGTCCGCCTCGATGCGGCCATCAACGACGGCGAGGGCGCGGCCGGTCGCGCCAAAGGTAATGCCGGTGACGGCGGGCGTGGGCGGGTACAGGGTTGTCTGCATCGTCGCGTCGCTCCTGACTAGCTAGCTAGATCTCCTCCCGGAGAAGGAGTTGGGTCGCGTAGACGGCCCCGGCCGCGTCCGCCGTCTGGCGATTGGTGACGCGATAGCGCGCCGCCGGAGCCGCTCCGCCCGCGGCCCCGACGACGCCTGCGGGCACGATCACCACATCACCCTCGACCACCGCGCTCCCGAGTGGCGTGATCAGCGTCGTCAGGCCGGTCACGGCGGGGCCCGCGCCGCCGGTGCTGTCCTGGCGCAGATTATTGTCCGTCGAGAACGCGGCCCTGATCGTCGTCGTGGTGACGAGCGTGGCGTCCGTCTGCGGCGCGATGACAAGCGGCGCGCCACTGTTGTCGAAGCGACGCGGGGCTCCACCGGCCGTCGGGACGGCGCGCTCGACCGTCAAGACATAGGGCAGCGCCCGTAGCTGGACCTCGCGCGGCATCACGGCCAGCGATCCGGCGGGGGCCAGCGCCACGTCCTGGACGATGTACCACGCCGCCGTCGCGGTCCCCCCGGCGATGTCGGCCGCGACCGCGGTGGCCGCGCCGTGCGCGATGAGTTGCCCGGGCAGGATCGCGGTTCCCGCCGCGACGGCGCCGGTGGCGAACTTGCCGCTCTCGCGCGTCGTTTTCAGCGACCGCGTGTTGGTGATGGTGATCGCGAGCGGCCTGGGGCTCGACCCGTCGCTCTCCATGAGGGTGGCGACGGTATCGGGCTGCAGGCGCGCCAGGGCCGCGCGGAACGAACGGTCGATGGCTGCCCCCCCTCGTGGCGGGAGGGGCGGCGGTGGGGTAGGGGACTGCGTCACGACAACATCCCCTGTTAATAGACAGTCTCATGGTCGGGTTGCCCGTCGGCATCGACGATATACGGTGTGCGCGGATGGACTCTATCGGAGAGCTTTTCGCGCCGTGGTCGCTTATAGTCGATGCGCAGATCGACGAGTGGCTCACCGCACGCGGAACAGCTATAGCTGTAGACAGTGCTACCCGCGCGTTGTTCGGGGATCGCGATATTCCGGCAGTACTGACAATAGACCCTGAGATACACGCGATCCCTCCTCTGTCGGCCTCACCATGGCCACCGTCGCCCTGAGGGCACGAAGGGCGATCCTCTGTACTGATCCACGCTTGGCAGCAGCCGGCCCGTCGCCGGGTCGACCGTGACGATCGTCGGAAGGCCTGGCCCCGTCACCGCGAGCTGCGCCATAACGGGAGCGTGGCTGGCCCGGGCAATCGCCTCGATGCGGGCGATCTCGGCCTGCGCGGCGTCGTACATCGCGCGCAGGTGGATCGTGAGTTGGTTGAGCGTGGCCTTCTGTTCGGCGGCCGTCGCGATGTCCACCTGGTCGCGCACCTGGCCCAGCATGAGCTCGACCGCAGCCCGCTTCGTGTACAGGAATTGGAGATCGGGGTGGGTCGTCGCCAGGGGCAGATAGCCGTTCCAGACCAGGGGGAGTTCGGTCTCCAGGACCTGCGCGTACGTCGGGTCGGCCAGCGCGTCGGCGCCGGTCACATCGCGCACCTGGAGCGCGATCAGGCGCAGGGCGTCGGCGGGGGACAAAGCGGGCATGGAGACACTCCCTCCGGGCTACGGGGCGACGATAGGACAGGAGAGGACCGCTGTTAGGCGGGTGTCGTGCTGTTAGGCGGGTGTCGTGCTGTTAGGCGGGTGTCGTGCTGTTAGGCACGCCCGCCTGGGGCAGCGTCGGCGGGTTCTCGGAGCGCAAGGGGTCGCCCTGCACGGGCGGGATCGCCGTGGCGTTGCGGTCGGGGTCGAGGGACACGCCGACGGGCGTGGTCGGGTCGGTCTTGGCCGGCTTGACGGGTTCGATCGCGCCGAGCCGGACCAGGCGGTCGGCGTCCACGCCGCGCTCCCTGTCCGCATCGGTGACCTCGATGATCTCGCCAGGTATGTGCGGCCCGGTCGGCGTGAGGACGGTGTAGGTGGCCGTGGCCATGGATAGGTACCTCCCTAAATGACCGAGTAAGCGCTGGCCCCACGACAGCCCGGGCTGTCGTGGGGCACACGCGATGGCGTCGCGGTCCGCGCTAGACCTGCATGCGCACGACGGCGCTGGGGTAGAGAAGCGTCGGGCCCCCGGAGTGACCGTCGTGGACCTCGATGCTGCGGGGGACGGTATCCTCGCCGCGGTCGATGACTTTCGTGTACGCGCCGGGCGTCAGGCTCGGGTTGTTCGCGTTGCGTGTCATCATGTAGTTGCCGACGGGAACGCCGCTGGGACGCCGGCCCACTACGATGACGGTCCCCGTCGGGATGAACAGCTGGTAGGCGTTCGTCTCGTCGAGGTAGGTCTCGTCGTACTCCACGATTTGCGGCAGGTTGTCGCCCAACAGCAGTTGGTTGATCTGCTCGGGACTGTTGTACGTGCCCAGGCCCTGCGTGCGCCGCCCGTACAGGTCAGACGAGTTTTGGTTGCCGTAGAGCCGGTTGGCCGTGCTGCTATTCATGTAGGCCTGGGCGCTGCGGTCGAACGTGACCGAGTGCCCGCGGCCGAGTAGCTTGACGTTGCGGAAGTCCATCAGGGGCGCGGCCGTCGCAGCGGTCGCCCACGGCACGGTCGGCGCGTAGGTCTGCATGTTGTAGCTGCCCGTGTGGGCGATCGCGCCAGAGACCGACGGCACGCTGAACGTGCCCGCGGCGAGCAGGGTCCACCCGATCGACTCGATGCGGTCGTAGCGGCGCAACAACAGGCGGTCCTGCGCTGACACCACGAGGTCGTCGATGTTGATGGGCTGGCCAAACGTGCCGAATTTGCGGCGGCGCGTCAGCTCGCGCTCGTCGATCAGCTCAAACTCGCCGTAGACGCCCGGCTCCTCCATGAAGCGGTTGGCGCCGACTTTCGAGACCTTGGGCGGCGCGCCGTTGATCCCGCGGAGCTGTTGCAGACCTTTCCACGAGTCGATTTGTTCCCAAGCGATCACCCAATCGTCGACCTCCTCCACCGGGAAGATGTCGAAGATGGGGCGCTCCTGGGTGATGCGAGCGATTTTGTCCTGTTCGATCAGGCGCAGCTCGATGCTGTCGGGAAAGACGTAATCCGTGGGCATGTAGGTGTCTCCAAAGAGAGGCGTAGTGAAACCCCCGACAGCCACATGCCCGGGGGTTGTGTCTCATGGCGCGGGCACGATACCGTGCCCGCGCCCGTTGGTCTTAGTAGTGGAAAATGCCCGTGGTGACAGAGCCCTCGGGGAGGCGGCCGGACATCTTCGTGACGGCGTTGGCGTCGAGGCCCGTCAACTCCTGGCAGCGGAAGTCACCCTGCGTGAACACGGGCGTCGTTTGCTCGGGGAAGCCCCATTCGCCGTTGTTCGTGATCGCGCCGTTCGCGTCGGTGGCGCACGGGTATTGCAGGATAACGACGGGGTTTTGGCTGCCGTCGGTGACGGCGGCGCCGGGGACGTACGCCTTGTAGGTGCCGGGCGTGGCCGTCAGTTCGCCCAGGAGTTGGCCCTGGGGGTACGTGACGCTCGGGGGCAACTTGGCGTGGATCATGGAGGACATGGCCTCCTCGGGGTTGTAGAGCGGGTCGAGCCGCGTGGCCGACCAGCGCGCGACAGGCTGCGTAGGCATGATCTATCTCTCCTGTTCTGTCCTCTGGCGCGCGCCTGACCGCGCGCATGGTGCGAGATGGTGCGGGATGACTCGCGGGCGAGTCAGCGTGTCGAGTTGAGAGGCGACGATGTGTCCGGTTACTTCTCGGCCGGCGCTTTGAGCGCGGCGCGCCCGAGCTGGCTCTTGCCGAGCAAATCCTTGGCGCGCTCCTTGGGAACATCCGCCGTGGTCTTCGGCTTTTCGTCGCGCGTCGTGACGGGCGCAACGGTCGCCGGCGTCGCGAGGGCGCGCAACTTCGAGGGATCGAACGACGCCGCGGCGGCCGCGCCGTCCTGGGTGGCGTCGAGTTGCTCCTGCGTCAGGCCGTGCGGCGCGCGGAGCGCCTGCGTGGCCTTGAGGTGCGACACGCGGCTCTTCCCCTCCCCCAGGGCGGCGGCGGGGCGCTCGGCGTCGTCGTGCGCGGCCTGCGCGTACAGGGCCACGAGGGGCTCGGCCTCGGCCGGCGTCGCGCGGCCGGCCAGCAGCTCGCTCTCCGCGAAGGCGACGGCCTGGTCCTGGATGCGCTCCGCGTTGATGCGCGCGATCTGCGCCGCGGCGGTGGCGTTCCTGGTCTCGCTCTCGGCCAGCCGCGCCTCCAGCGCCGCCATCTGCTGGCGCTGCGCGTGATCGGCCTGGGCCGCGGCCTGGGCGTGTGCGGTCGCGGCCTGGGCATCGACGCGCGCCGCGCCGGCCGTCGGTGGCGTGGTGTCGCTGGCGCCCGCGGGTTGCTCGCTGGTGTCGTCGGTCGTTTTCGTGGTTGCCATAACTTGTCTGTCTCCTTGTCCTGCTGCAACGCGGCCACTGGCCGCTCCTAACGCACTCGTCGCCCGTCCATCAATCCGGGCGGCGATTGGTAGCGATCCGCTCGGGAGAGCGGGCTGAGTCGTCCCATCGTTCGATGCGGGTGGAGCCTTCTCCGGCAGCCGGCCCGCCGCGAGGTCGGCGATCACCGACTCGTAGCTGCCGACGCGATCGGCCAGGCCCGCCGCGACCGCCGCCTGACCGACGAACAAGCCGCCCCCGCCGAAGTCGGCGAGCACGGTCTCCTCCGACACGTCGCGGTTGCGCGCGACGGCCGCGACGAACACGCCGGCCATCGCGTCCACCACGCCCTGGATCTGCGCCGCGCCCGTGCCTGTCGTCGGGTCCGGCCGCTTGTGCGGGCTCTGACTCGACACGAACTCGATCACGCCGCCTCGATCACGCGAGGGGTCGCGGACGGCCTGCACGCATCCGATGGAGCCCAGGAGGGCCAGCGAATCGACCACGACGCGCTCGGCGGCGCTGGCGATGAAATAGGCGGCGCTCGCGGCCATGCCGCCGACGTAGGCGACGACGGGCTTCCCCTGTCCCTGCCCCTGCCCGGTCGAGGTGGAGCCGGAGCGGGCGGCGTACACCATGTCGGACAACTCGGCGATCCCGTTGGCCTCGCCGCCCGGGCTGTCGATCATGAGTACGATGGCCTTGACGGCGCGGTTGTCCATGGCGGCGGCAAAGTCGCGGGCGATACTCTCGGTGGCGGTCATGCCGCTGACCTGGCTGAACATGTCGGCGCGGCGGGTGATCGGCCCGACAATCTCGATGGTCGCCACGTCGCCGCGCATCGTCACGGTCTTGCGGTCGTTCGAGAGCGGTCGCCCGCGCTCCCGCTCCAGCGCCTCGATGCGCTCGGCCCACTCCTCTTTGGAGAGGCTGGCGTGGTCCTCGACGATGCCGACGATGCCCGCCAGGGCGTTGGGTTCGATGGCCCACGTCGCGCTCGTGATGGCGGTGAGCAGGCTCATAGGCGACTCCTCATGTGGCGCGCGATGGGGGATACTGGAGGCGAGAGGTGAGAGATATGGCTGTGATTGAGCAAACTGTGGCCATCGGCGCCTACGATGTGACGTGCGATGAAACCGAGTGTACCGCGCGGTTCAAAGGCGTGTATGGGCTGACGGATGAAACGGTGCGTGTGGTTGCCGTCACGGATGGCTGGACCTGCGACGTGTCGGGCGATTGGTGCCCGAAGCACGCCTCAGCGAAGTCAGCCATCGCCCCGTTCCATGCCGACACCAATGCGCAGCTTGGCCAACGGCGTAGCTGGCTCGACGAGATGACCGCCGCTTACCTCGCAGACCTGGCGCTCGCGCTGAAGGATGTGATCCTGATCGAGGAGCGCGACGGGCCGACCACGCGCTGGTGGTTCGAGCCGAAGGAGGCGCGGTCATGACCTTCGGTGACGCGGTTGAGGTGGCCCGCGTGATTGAAGCGACGGGCTACATCGTCTGTAGCGTGTCGTGCCTGTACGGCGGCGGGATGGTGGGCACCGCGTGGAGCGTGCACTTCCGCCCGCACCCCGACGCGCGGGGCATGCAATCGGCGTCTAGCCGTGAGGAGTGGGCCTACTGGCAGAGCGAGCGGGGGCAGGCGCGCATGCGGGCGACGCTGCCGGAGACGGTCTGATGGACAAACCGCCCAACGCTATTCTCGGCACGCAGATTCGTCTAACGCTCAAACCACCTATCGCGATGACGCCTACCGGGGCAGCCGAGGGCGAGGCCGTCCCCCTGTTCTATCGCATCAGGATCGAGCGCATGCAGATCGGGCACGGCCTCGACGTTGTTCTGACCATCCACCCCAGGGACAATCCGGGGCTTGCTTGTGCGTACGGACAACGCGATATTCTGGTGGAGGAGGTGGCGCGCCGCTGGCGTAGCCCGGATCGGCTGGTCGATGTCACGATAGAGAGGATGCGGCTGGCCCTGGAGCGTGAGACGGGGCGCCCGTGTCGTCTACTGCGACCATCCCCACCAAGGGCGGCCACGGTGGAATGACGAATGAACGAGTCGCTGTACGTCGTCGCACACATAACCACCGTCGGACCAAACCTGGTCATGGTCACTCTCTGGGATCACGCGCACGGGCAACGGTGGGACACGGACTCCGCTGTGTACGTCCATCCGCACGCGGCTGAGGCGCTATCTCTCGGTGATGTCGTATCCGTGGATTTCACCGCCGGGCTCATCACCGGGCTCATCACCGGGCTGCATCTCGATCCCGTCGAGGGGCTCAGACAGATCAGCGGCGACTAAGGGTCTACGGGTCTACGGGTCTACCCTACTGGTGAAACACCATCCATTCAAGAAAAGGGTGATCAGCGCGCCCAACGCGACCCGACAGGTCAAACACAGATGGTGATGCCGCGCGTACCCGCCGCTTATGTGGATGGTCACAGCGGATACCTTCGCCGTCGTTCCGCACTGATAGCAGCGCGGTGGTGATGCGGGCGCGAGGGCAGGCTCACCCTGAGGCGGCGGCCCTAACGGCGTCACCGGCACATAGCCGCCGCGCTTCAATCGCTCGATAGCCGCCGCGACACGCCGCTCGAAGCCATCGGCCCACGCGCGGTCACATCGACCTATCATGGTTCTGGCTCCACCGGCGCCCCTGGCCGTGTCATCGGGATCTCAGGGGAGATCTCGCGCGCCACGGGTGGCCACGTCGGGGTGGCGGGCACGCGAATGACCGCCCCGCACGCGCAGACGGCGACCGATGACCCGGCCGGGACCGGAGCCGGGAAGGCGCACGCGGGGCACACCACGGCGGCGCGGTTCGACGCGCTGTCGGGGGGCATGGCTACAGCTCGTCCCACGGCTCAGTGTCTTCACGGAACGCGGCTTGTATATCGGATGGTCGGAATGCCTTCACGATGAGGCCGGGGTGATCGTCGCCAAAGGCGCGTAGCTCCTGCCGCGCGCCCTCTAACGCGTGTGTCAAGCGCGCGCCCTCACCGCTCAATCGCCAGTACGCCTCTTGCTCGTCAGGGGTTGCGGGTGTGCCCGTGCCGTGTGGGGTGGTGTCCATCATTGGCTTGCTCCTTTGCTCGTGCGCGCGCTCTTACCCTTGCCGGCCTTTTTAGGCGCGCTGTCGCCGCCTGTATCACGTTCATTCGTCGGGGCGTCGCCGCCGTCGCTACCGGCGTCATCGGCCGTGTCGCCGTCGGGCGCCGGGGCCTCGTCCACGGCCCCCTCGGCCGCGCCCTTGAGCTGCACAACCTCGCCCTGAGGAATCGGGTCTTCGTCGGGGTCGCGCTCCGGGGCGCCGAGGTCCTCGTCGATCTTCGCCAACTGCGAGCGCCCGACGCGGTAGCCCGCCGCCACGAACATCTTGCCCCGCTCCGTCTTGTCCTCTTTGGCCGGCGCGCCCAGGCTGACGAGCGGCGTCAGCCGCGCGGCCTCCGCGCCGTAGTTGAGAATGAGGTAGCAGCGCAGGATGTCGCGCCGGATCATGTCCGTCACGAACTCCTTGAGCTGCTTCACAAGGGTCTCGAAGCGGTTCTCATGCGTCCCCGAACTGGCGCGGGTCTGGTGTTTGCCCTCGAGCGAGGAGAGCGTGTTGTACAAAATAGCTTGCGTGATGCGGCGGTCCAAACGATCGAACGCTTCCAGGTACGTCGAGCCGTCGGCGACGCTCTCGATCACACGCGCGTCGGCCCCGAACGGGAGCGCCAGAATCGAATTGTTGCGCAGGTTGGTCAACGCCAGCGTCAGCTCGCGGAGGGGATCGCGCAGCAGCGGCACGGGTAGCCCTGTCACCGGATCAGGGGTCGTGATCGGCTGCCCTGTCGCGGCGTCCGTCTCGTACTGGAGGCTCGCTCCCTCGGCCGTATGGGCCACGATCGACGGCGTGCCAAAGCTGCTCAGAAACTTGATGAACTCCGGCGCCAGGCTGACCTTGTCGTAGAAGGCGGGGTACGCTGGCCGCAGCAGGGAGGTCCCGCGCGGGTCGTTGTCCTCCGGCCGGATGGTCAAGATGGCGAACTTCTCGCGTGGGATCAGGTTCGCCGTGTCCTTGAGGGTGTCCAGGAGCAGGCCGCCCTGCTGCACCGGTAGCCCCACGCCCGGAATAACGCCCAGGAGCCCGAGGACGTTGTTGAAGGGGTCCACGACGAAGGCCGTCGCGCGGGCCGGCTTCACCTTCAAGGCGCGCAACGTCAACTGACGCTTTTTCGTCGTGGGCGAGGTGTCGAGCGCGTAGACCTGCTCGGCGACGCGGTGCCCATAGGCAAACGCCCGTGTCATGTCCCACAGCACGGCGCCCAGGGGCGTCTCCAGGTCGGCCAGCATCCGCTCGGCGTCCGCCGTGTACGTGGCGGCCCGCTCAAAGGCGGGATCGTCCTTCTGCGCGACGGCCGACGTGAGGTGGACGCCATCTTCGAGGACGGCGCTCTGCAGCGTGCCGATCGCGCTGGCCACCGCATCGTCCCACAACATCTTGCGGTACACGTCGAGGCCCAGGTCACGGGTGAGGTCATCGATGTAGCCAGGCAAACTACGTGCGTAATTGATGTAGGCGTTGACGGGGCTGCCCGCCACGTACTCATCACGGGCACCCGCGGTGAGTGTGGCGCGTGAGGCCGGCAGGCGTGAGCCCATCCCGCCCCCGCTGGAGCCGCGCCGGCCGGCGCCGGTGGGCGCGGGTGAGCCGCCGACCGTGACGGTACTGACGATCTCGCGGCCCATGCCGGAGGACGCGGGGGCCGATGACTCAGAGGACTTGGTCGCCGTGCGCGTCGCCGTCGTGGAGGTCCTGGCCATCGGCGCGCCCTCCCCTGCCTCTAGCGATCGCTGGTGACGATGCGCGCGGCTATTTGACGCCGAAGCGGCGGTACTGGTCGCGCGCGGCGTCGACGATGGGGCGCGGGGCGGAGGCGGTCGGCACGGCCTGACGCGCCGGCAGGGGCAGTGAGCGCACCTGCTCGGCGATGGCGTAGGCCATCACGCGGTCGTCGTGTAACTGGCCGCTCGCCCCGGTCTTGCCGCCGTCCTTGACGACGTAGGTGCGCGCCTCGCCCACGAACGCCACGTTGCGGAACGGCCGGCGCTCCTTGATGGTCATGGCCAGGCCGTCGATGATAACCGGCTTGGTCGCGCGGTTCGTCGGCCAGCCGAGTTTGCCGTCGTCCTGTGTGACCGCCCGCGCGTTGGCGGGTGGCGCGGGCGCGTCCATGCCCTCGTACGCGTAGAGCGCCGGATACCGCTCATCGGTCTTGAGTACGTGCAGGACCGTCCCCCCGTGGTTGTTTTGCTCCACGGCGATCAGCGCGTTATTGTAGCGCCGGCACGCCGCGGCAAGGTGGTGAGCGTAGACGCCCGCCTCCCAGTGACCATGGACCTCGGCGACCTCGACGCCCGTCTGCCAATCCAGGATCACGGCCGCGTCATAGTCACCGTGCGGCAGGCCCTCGGCCGTGTCCGCCCCGCAGATGTAGCGGCGGCCGGGCCGGGGCTCCTCCCACACGCGGAGCGTCCCGCACGCGCCGTCAAGGTCCTCGACCCGGAGAGGCGGGGCGCACGACGTGTCGATCATCCAGGCCAGGGCGTCCATGGCAAAGCGCGAGCGGCCGGAGAGCGCGAAGGCCGTGGTCGGGTCACCGGGGAACTCCTGGTGCTTGAACCACTCCTCGAAGCCCTGCGTGTTGCGGTCGTACCACGCCTGGTCGCGCCCGGGCCGGATGTGCCACGGCAGGAACACGCCGTGCATGGCGCCCGGCTCGCCCTCTTCCCACTTGAGCCATTGCTCGTGGAAGATGTCGCCGGCGCCGTTCGCGGTCGAGATCCCGATGATGCGGTTGCCCGCCGAGCGCGCCGTGATCGAGGCCGCCTGGAAGATCCCGCGCCCATAGGCAAGGTGCGCCCACTCGTCCAGAATCAGTAACTGGCAGTTGAGCGAACGGGCCGAGTTCTCGGTCGCGACCTGGGGCAGGATGCGCGACCCGTTGGCAAGCTCCAGGCTGGAGATGAGGCGCGGATTGGCGAGTGGGACGCGCAGCCAGGCGGGCAGGTGATCGTAGGCGATGCGGCACTTGCGCGCGAACTCGGTCGCCTTGTCGTCGTTGATCGAGAAGTTAATCACGCGGTTGCTGGCGTGAAAATTCACCTGCCACAGCGCGTACGCCGCCGCCAGTTCGGAGACCCCTAACTGACGCGCCTTGAGCGTAATTGTTTCAAGGTGGGCGATCCAGGTCGCCAGGGTCTCGCGCTGGTAGTCGAAGAGGCGGAAGGGGACGACGCCCGCACCGGTGTCCGCCTCCAGCATGCAGTAGGTGTCGATGAAGTAGGCGGGGTCGGCGGCGCAGCGCCTGCGCTCGCGCTCACGTCTGGCCTTCTCCCACAACGCCTCGTGCCGCGCGGCCGGCGATGATCGCATCGAGTTCGTCATCGCTCATCTCGCTCACCGGCTTGACCGCGATCGGGCCGCCGTCCTTGCCCGTCAGCTCGATCTTCTGGGCGGCATCGACGCCCTGCAACTTCGTGAGCGCGGAGGCGGCGTCTCGGATCGTGTTCAGCCACGACACCTTGATGACCTTAAATGGCGGCGGCTTCTTCTCTTTGTGCACACCGCCGTCGAGGTCGGGCGCGTCATGCTCGCGGTCGTAGTCGCCCTCCAGCCACCGGCGCTCGCGTTCGCACTCGTCGTTATAGCCGTCCCAGGCCTCGTCGATAATGCGCTGGTAGGTAGCAAGGGCGCCGGCCCGCGCCCGCTTGCGTTGATCGGTCGCCCAGGCGTCGGCCTGAGCCGTCAGCGCCTTCATGTCGGCGGTGACGGTATCTTTGTCGATCTCGAGCGCGGCGGCGATCTCGCGGTAGCTCATGCCGTCCTTGAAGAGGCGTAGCACGTTGGCTTGCCGCACTTTACGCGAGGGATCGCTCACCTGTGGCATCGAAAATCCGTCCCCGATTGTCCCCGAATACATACCCGCACTTTAGATCACCTCATGGTGTGCGGGAACCGTGCGGCAGTGGCCACCACGCGGGCCAGGGGCTCGTTAGCCCCTACAGGGCGACGGGTACACATCCCGTCGCGGTTGGGCGGTCCCGGTCGCAGAACGCTCCTCGCACCGGAGCATAACAGTGGTGCGTCAGGATGCCTCTACGTCGCCCTCATCAGCCCACACGACGCGGTAGCCCTGCCCGACGGCCCACGCTTCCAGCACGCGCCAGGCCGCGCGGGGGATTGACCAGCATGACAGTTCATGCAGCCACACACGGTGTGAGTGTGTCCTAAAAGCCGCTTTAAAGCTCTCACGCGCATCCTGCTGCGCTGCGCGGTCGGGGTGCGTGACGCGCACGTGCAGCCGGCAGCCGGCGTCCGTCACATGGACCGTCGCCGGCGCGCGCCGTGCGGCGCCAGGAGTGGTCGCGCCTACCGCGCTCGTCATGCTCATGGCCTCAGCGTTCGCCACGTGACGGCGAACTCAACGCCGCGCGCCGCCAGGTAGTCAATCCAGCCGGCGCACCCCTGACAGAGCCACGCCTCCATGACCGGGTGCAACACCCGGACCGCATAATAGCGGTCGCACCGGTGGCACATGCCGGCCGTCGACGTCGGGGCCTGATCGGTCATCGCGCACCCCCCGACGTCCCCCGTAGGTAGGGCCGCCACAGACGCAGGCTCTCCGTCGTCACGCGCGCGACGTCGACGGCCGGGCCGGGGACGCGGGACCACTGGCGGCACGCCAGGTTCGTGCAGCGCAACAGGACCTCGCCCGGCCCTGACGCCACGCTGCCGTTGACACCGACGATCTCCAGCGCGTGAGCGCACGCAGCCGCGGTTGCGGGGTCTACCCCGGGAGCGGGCTCTATCTCTTGCATAGCGACTCCCTCCACAGGACCTCATCGGCGCGACGGTGTGCGCGCTCGTCACGCGCGGCTCTGGTCCGCGCCCGGGCGCGCCGGCGTCGCTCCTGGGCAGCCGTCACGGGGTCGCGCCCGTCGATCGGTACGCCGTCAAACCCGTCCGTCCAGTGGTCGTCAGGTGAGGGAGCCGAGCGCCCCACAAGTCCGCGCCGGTAGCGATCGTCCGACATGAGGCGCCTCCGGGTCGCTGGTTAGCGTCGTCGCGTCCGTCGCGTCCGGGCGGCCGGCTCATCACGCCGCGCCTGTATCGTGCGCTGGTAGCGCCTCGTCGTCCTCAGCAAAGACCGTGTAGCGTATCCGCCGTCCGTCCGCCCTGCAGAGCGCGGCCCAGCGCCGGGGGATAGCGGCGCCAGATGCCGCCGTCACCCACCGCTTCGCCTGACACCGATACGTGTATACAGAGGCGCGCGACACCGCCAGCACACGCATCATCTGATCGACCGTGGCCCCCTGGGCCAGCAGATCGACCGTGGCCCCCTGGGCCAGCAGATCGAGCACGCGTCTCTGGCGGACGGTCAGCCGGCGCATCATGGCGGGACGCGAGGCAGGGACATCGGTGGAGGTGACCTCGCCCAGCATCGAGTCAGCAAGAGGATCGGCACCGAGCGAGGCCAGAAGGCCATCCGAGCCCGTGGCCAGCGAGGGCGGAGCCTCGACGCGTGCGGCCGCCAGTTGGCTGCGAAGGTCGTCCCAGTCGAGCGATAGATCGCCGGACCGGGCCGCGTTCGCCTCCCCCGCCGTGAGGAGACCGGCGACCAGGAAGCGGTTGATCTCACGCGCCTGAGAGGGCAGCAGGAAGCGTAAACCCGGCGTCGGCTCCGTGCGGGGCAGCAGGCGCGGCATGGCCCGGTCCTCCCCTCACTCCTACCTGCCTGGCCCCGGTCGATGACCTGTGCATAGGAAAGGCCGCCTACCGGGATGGTAAGCGGCCTGCGGTTCTGCTCTGCGGCCCCGAGGGGCCTGAGTGGTCGTAGGGAGGACGGACGAGAGATAGATACAGCTCTTCCACTGTCGATAATAGCCCGATTATTCCTATCCTGCAAGGATATTCCACTATTGGAATAAATCGTTTGTCTCGCCGCCCTTCGTTATGACACGGCCGCGCCGCTGTCCGTCTCCACACGAGCGCGTCCGTGGCGCGGCCACCAGCGGCGCTCCGAGTCAGGGTCGAAGTCGGCGCCGCTCTCATCATCGTACGCGTCGACCACAGAGGGCGCGTCGTCCAGGCCCTCGTACAACCCGCCCAGGTAGGTCAGGGCCTTGCGCAGGCGTTTGCTGACGGCCGATTGACTCAGGTTCAGCCGTTCGCCGAGTTCAGCCTGTGTACGTGGTCGTAATTCTTCATCGAGGGGGTACAGAGCG